GATGCAGGGAGGTGGACTTGGCAAAGACCATTGACACGACAAACCCATGCCCATCCAAGAACCAAGGCGGTTTAGGAATCCTTCAGACCCCTCCGATGGCGGTTCGCCGGCTAACCCCGGTCGAATGCGAACGCCTCCAAGGCTTCCCCGACAACTGGTCTCGCATCTCCTGGAAGGGTAAGCCCGAGGAACAATGCCCCGACGGCCCGCGGTACAAAGCCTGCGGCAACTCCATGGCAGTACCTTGTATGTTTTGGATTGGGAATAGGATTGCCGAGTACGAAGCGAAAGCCTAACTCGGTCAGTCCAAGAGCCACCATGACCACCGAAGATCGTATTTCCGGGGCGAGAGCCTATCTCGCCAAGCTGCCACCCGCCGTCGCCGGCCAAGGCGGACACCCCGCCACCTACCGCGCAGCGAGCATCCTCGCCAACGGGTTCGACCTGCCGTGGTCGGACGCATGGGCGTTGTTGCAGGAGTTCAACGTCCGTTGCTCGCCCCCGTGGAGCGAGAAAGACCTGCGTCACAAATTGAACGACGCCTACGTCAAGCCGCACGAACGCCAGAAGGGCTGGCTAGTCGCCGGCAGGGAGCGTAGGGTCGGTGCGAACGGCCGCTTCGTCTTCGATCCTAGTAGGGTCGCCGAGCTGGCCGACGCCCAGACGCCATTCACGACGGCCGACGTGCTGCTCAACTGCTTCACGAACGAGGACGTCATCTGCATCACGAACGAGGCCGGCCAGACCGAAGACGGCAAGTGGTTCCCGGCGTCCAAGGGTATGTTCCTGACCCGCGCCGAATGGATCACCAAGTTCTTCGGCCCGGGAGCCGTCGGTGCCGGCAAGTTCGCTGCTTCGGAGTCCGGGGCTTGGATTCGTATCAACCCATTCACCCCTGACGACTTCACGGGTACGGACGGTGCGGTGTCAGCCTACCGCCATGTGCTGGTCGAGTTCGATAAGAAGCCGAAGGACGAGCAGGTGGCCATCTTCCAGCAGTCGAACCTGCCCATCAGCCTGCTCGTCGACTCGGGCGGAAAGTCCGTCCACGCCTGGGTGCGGGTCGACGCCGAGACCAAGGAGCAATGGGAGGAACGCCGTAATACGGTGTATGACTATCTGGCCGACCATGAGCCTGACCCTCAGAACAAGAACCCTTCCCGCTGGAGCCGTCTGGGGGGAGTCATGCGCGGGGAGAACGAGCAGAAGATCGTGGCGTTCAAGGTCGGGGCTTCCGACTGGGATGAGTTCATGGTCTGGCGGGAAGGTCAGGACTTCCCCGAGGAGGTCACGACCGACGTCCTTGAGAACTACGACGTCCTGAACGACCCGAACACGGTGATCGGTCACGGCCGCTGGTTGCAGAAGGGCGGCTCCCTGCTCATCACCGCGCAGTCCGGCATCGGCAAGTCTTCCTTCGCAATGCAGATGGCCATGTCGTGGGCTTGCGGACGGGAACTGTTCGGCATCCCGGCGAAGCACCCGCTGAAGATGGGCGTCCTCCAGGCGGAGGGCGACGTCGGCGACATGGCTCAGTCCTTCCAAGGCGTCATGTCGGGCATGAGGCTGAACAATGACGAGAAGGCCATGGTCAGGCAGAACCTACACTTCTTCAACGAATCGTCCAAGCGCGGTAACGACATCATCCAGCTCGCCCGTAAGATCATCGTCCGGCACAAACTCGACGTCATCGTGCTGGACCCGTTGATGGCGTACATCGGCGGGAACATCAATGACAACGTCGACGTCACGAACTTCTGCCGTGGGCTGCTGGAGCCTATGCTCAAGGAGACGGGTTGCATCGCCATCCTGATCCACCACGAAGGCAAGCCAAAGGCCAAGGAGGTCACGGACGGCCAGACCTTCTCGGATATCATGTATAGCGGTACGGGGGGAGCGGAACTTGTGAATTATGTCCGCGCCGTGCTGAACATCCGCCGGGAGTCCAAGGACCAGCCGGTGTTCTCCTTCATGCTGTCGAAGCGTGGCAAGGAGGCGGGGATGCGTACCCCAGACGGAAAGCCTACCCTGACCCTGAAACTGAAACACGCCGATGATCGGGTGTTCTGGGAGGTCGCCCCCTTGGCCGGCGGTTTCGAGCTGCTCAAGGTCGGGCAGCAGTTTAGGCACTTTGAGTCCAAGCCGAAGGTCAGCCGGGGGGCTTTGATTGAGGAACTGGTCGCTGACCACAAGTTGAACCGAGACCAGGCGGAGTCCCTTATCAAGGCCATGGTGACCAACGGCATCATGGAGCCTCGGAAGGTCGGCGCGGCCCTGTACTATCAGGGGACGAAGTACGAAAGTTAAAACCCCCCGAGAGAAACCATCGTCGAGAGGGCCGGAGGGTCGTAAAAAAGACTCCCCCGTGCCTTTCGGTAGAGGGGGGAGCCGTTATACCTGTAGCCCTCTGTAAAGCCCCTAGGAAGCCCGTGGCGGGGCTTTCAGGGTCTGGGGTGACTACTTACCCTTGCGGAGCCTAGAAAGGGCGTAGTCGACCAGTTCTGGGCTTGCGTACCCCGCCATGCCGGCGGCGGCATAGGCTAGGGACTCCGACGAGAAGTACCCCTTGATGGCCATGCCAGTCAGGAGGGCGGTCAGGCCGGCCGTGGCGGTGCGACGGGCGATGTACCCTAGGGACTGCTTTTCGGTCGAGCAGAAGTAGCGGACGAGCCAAGAGATTGACCCGATAGCAATGCCGATGCCCACGTCACGAATCTGGACGGGAATGTCGTCAGGGGTAGGGGGGAGGGCGGCACTCACGAAATACGGGGGGGCTTGGCGTTGGGGGTAAGGAGGACTCGGCGGTAACTCTGATCCCAGAGGACGGCGGCTAGGTCTTTGCCTGCGCGGTCGACTTGGGCTTCGGACATCTCGGGGAAGGTCAGGTGGACCTGCTCATGGCAGAGGACTTCCAGTTGCCGTTTGGCACCGAGGCGGGGGTCAATCTCGATGAGACCTTCGCCGATGGTCGCCTGCCCCCATGCCTTCTGCCGGCCGAGCTTAACATAGACCACCTTACTCTTTTGGCGTCGCTTCGTCATGGGAGGGTTTGTTGACCGAGTCGCGCACCTTATCGGTCAGCCACCACAGGCCGAGGCCAGCGGAGATGAGGAGGGTGCCTGCGGCGATGTACTCGAAGTAGGGGGAGTCGATGATGAACGGAATGGAGCCGCAGAAGGCTCCGCAGAGCAGGAGGGGCAGGCCGATGCGTGGGCCGAGGAAGGCGGTGGTCAAGGCACCGATGACGGCGAGTCCTGCACCCGTCATCGTCCAGACGTTATTACTGGCTTCCTGCTTAACACGGACGACCTCCTGCGTTAATTCCTCGATACGCTTGTCCTTCAGGTCGGAGACCCGCTTGGCTTCCTTCTGCTGGGCTTCCATGCTGGCCCAGTCGGCGTTGATCTTGGCGAGGAGTTTCTTGCCGTACTCTTCCGCCGCTTTGTAGTCCTTCTGGTCTGCCTTGCCGGCTCGCTGACGGGCGAAGGCGACGTCGGCCTCGGAGGGGGCGGGGAGGTAGGACAAGGCGACGCCGGTCTCGGCCTTGACGACCTCGGGCTTCTCGGCGTTCTCCCGGGCGACGGCGACGGCGGCGGCTACCCGCCCGTCGACCTTGTCGATGTCCTTGCCGACATTCTCGACGATGTTCTGGTTCGTCGGGGCGTCGGGCTGCTTGGGAATCTCAGCCTGGGGCTTGCTGAACATACTGCACCCCGTGGTCAGGGCCAGCACGGCGATGACCAGAGGGGTACGCACGGTTCACTTGTCTCCCTTGAGAGCGGCCAGCAGGTCTTTGCCCTTGGACTCGACGCCGTCAAGCTTGGCGCGGTTCTTACGGAAGACGAGGATGCCGACGACCAGGCCGACGAGGAATGAGACGATGGCGGTGATCATGTTAATTAAAATACTTAGTAAGCGATTGAAGGAATGATGCCCCATTTGAGACATACAAAGTTCGTCCTAAACTTCCGTCAGTAATGTCGCCATTCCAAATAATCGAACCGGGGTTTTCGTTGTTATTCAGTCCGAACGTATAATTACCGTCCGTAAGATAAAATCCATTTGCGTAAGATCGGATTGCCGCATCCGGCCCCGTATGATATACAGTAGTCTGATTGTAAATAGAATCGTAACTCCAAGAAGTAATGTAGTTAAAGTAATTAAAAATAAACCAAGTCTTGGCTAGGTTTGTATTATCTGGAATTGAACCCGGGTAAGCACCGGCGGTATATTGCGTCGTCCCGTCACCAAACATAATGCCGTTTGAGTCCACCTTCAGCGCGGCGTTCGTGTCCGGGGCGACGCCCACGCCGACCTTGCCGTTCGCATCGACGACGAAGCGAGTAGCGTCCGGGGTCGTGCTATCCTCGACCTCGATGGCGTTGGCGGTTCCCTTCTGGGTCACGCGCAGGGCGGCAAGAGTATTGTTCGTCGTGTCGATGGTCTGCGGAGCGTTAAAGACGTTGCCGTTGCTCAGAGCGGCTAGAACCTTCCATGCTCCCGTGCCGTCACGGAAATTAAGATTTGCACCGCCAGTCGTGATCCACAGGTCTCCGTTAGTGGTCGATGCCACATTCGTTCCGCCGATGCCGACGTTGAGTCCGGCCACGCCCGAGACCGGGGTGAAGTTAGCCTTGCCCGTGAAGGTCGCCCCCGACAGGTTCGCCTTGGCGTTGAGGGCGGACTGGAGGTCAGTCTGCGAGCTGAGAGTCCCGGTGATACCGCCCCAGACCGCACCGCCGGCAGCAGCCGAGTTCTTCCATAGGCCAGAGACCGAGTCGTAGGACAAGACCTGACCGTTGGTCGGAGTCGTGATCAGGACGTCATGGAGTTCGTCGAGTTCGTAACCGTTCTGGACGGCCACCAGAATCGTGCCGAGCGTCGGATGCGAACGGATGCAGATGCCGACATAGACCAGATGCTGCGGAGCGACGGGCTTCGTGGTCGTCCAGGCACCCGGGGTCGTCGGGGACAGGTAAAGTTGGACGCCTTCCGTAAGGGCGGAGGTGTCGATGTTGTCCAGCACACCGCGCACGATGACGAAGCCCGTCCCGTTGTTGGCGATGGCGGTCTTGACGAAGCCCATGGTCTGGGCCGAGTTGGCGTCGTTGTTCGCCTGGGCGAGCGTGACAAGGGGCAGGTTGCCCGTCGCACCGCTGATGTAGACGATGGAGCCGGCGGGGATCGTCGCACCGCTCTGGTTACGTACGAGGACTTCAAGGTTGCGGGCGTTGGCCGTGCCGGCGGCGAGTTCCTGCTGGACGAAGGCCGTGGTAGCCAACTGGGTCGACGACGTAAGGGTCGGCTGGGTCACGCCGATGGTACCCGTGGGCAAGCTCGGGGTGCCGGTGAAGACCTGCGAGTTAATCAGCGCGTAAGGCAGCAGGACGGACGAATTGAACGCCGTGGTCTGAGACGTAGAGTCGGGGAAGGTGATTGAACCGTTCTGAAGGACAAGACCCTGAGTCATGTCCAAGTAGTTCGTCAGGATGCCGTCGCCGATGAAGACTTGATTCTGGGTGAAGCCGGCGTAGCCACCAGTAGCGATGGAGATAGAGTCGAAGTTCGGGTTCGGGCTGATGCTGACGGTCTGGGTGCCAGAGTCGTAGGCCAGCGGTGCGGTGGCTGCGACGACGCCTGGGACGCCTTGGATACCCTGCGGGCCTTGGGGTCCGGGGTCGCCTTGGTCGCCCTTGTCACCTTGGACGCCCTGATCGCCTTGGTCTCCTTTGTCTCCCTTGTCGCCTTGGATACCCTGAATACCTTGGATGCCTTGGATACCTTGGTCGCCTTGGTCACCCTTATCTCCCTTGTCACCTTGGTCACCCTTGACTCCCTGAATACCTTGGATGCCCTGAATACCCTGCGGACCCTGATCGCCTTGGTCGCCCTTCGGTCCTTGGATACCCTGCGGTCCCTGCGGACCTTGGGGGCCAGTCGGGCCGGCGGGGCCAGCGAACTGGACCTCAAAGGCGGCTTGGTCGTTGATGCTGATTGTGAAGGCCATCAGGTAGAAACTTGGTTAGGGGTGACGTTCGGCAGGATTTCAATGCGAACGGTGGCCGAATAGAAGACCTCGGTCGTGTTCTGGTAGAACTGGATATCCCAGTAAGCCGTGCCTGGGTGT